AACAACTTTAGTTGACCAATAATCATTTACATATGTTTCTGTTTGTGCAAACGACTTTAATATATTTCCAATTAGATTCTTTTCACTTTCAGTAAGTTTAAGTTTCCAATCATTCAAATCCGAAGATAAAGGTACTTCATCAGCTAGCCAATGCGCTCTATGTTGGTCTTTGTAAAATTCAAATGCGGTTTGATATTCAAACGGCTTGTAATGCGGTCTAAGTTCAGTTATCATGTGTTTATTTTGTGATATTTTGATATTTTACAATACTTGAAGGTGGGATATTCTCGTAAGTGTATATCCCTAAATCTTGAAAATTAGGATCATTATAAAATGTATTATTTAGCTTTGTAGTATCAATAGTTAATAAAATACCATTTTTAATATGATATTTCATTTTACCCCATAAAATATTATTAGCTTGATCATTTAAAGAAAAATATATCCTTTCAGGGTGAGATGCTCTTTTATTTAATGTTTTAGGTTTCAAACCAATTGATTTTATATTCTCTAAAAATTTTAAATCAGTAACATGGTAAATATATTTTGGAGGTGTTATAGTTTGATCATATTTAGGTTCAAATACAAATATCAAATATGTAGGTTCTTCTTCATCTATCAATTTACGAAATTCTTTAGGGGAATATTTTGTTGAGTATTGTTCTAATTGGTTATTAAGTTCAAATTTAACAATTGATGGGAAATATCCTAAATTATTTAATAATTGAAGTAATTTTGAAATTTTTGGATCATATGTTTGTCCTGAATATTTGGATATGTTGGAGGTTAAATATTGGGGTTTAAAACCTATTATAATTTCTCCAGATTTAGGATCATCTATTAAATCTAATTCAGGATAATCTTGAAGTTGTCTATCTAAAATATCCATTGCTTGATTTAAAGGGATAGTTTTGATTAAACCCTCATATATTTCACCATTAAATGGATCTCTTGATATACCTTTCAAAATTTCTATCAATTTCATGTTATGCATTTAATTCAAAAAATTTATTTGCTAGCATTCTACGGTCAAGATCTTGAAATTCTTCATTTGACATCTTTTTAGGTGAATCTGCCTCCTCGTCGTAATGGTTTCCTACTTTAATTCTACCTGTTGAAGTATCAACTTCAACTTGAAAAGTAAGTCCATCCATCCCATAACGATTTTTCATAATATGAAGTCTTCCTGTTCCGTTAACTTTATCTTCTTTTTTTCTAGATAACGACATTGAAAGGTCAGTTATCATCATCTTATCATAACTTCCCGCTGCTTTATCTCCTTCAATAACATCATCTTTAGCACCTGCACGATTTACTTGCGAAACTGACCAAATTGGTAGGTTTAATTCACGAGCTAATCCTTTAGTACTTGTATAAATATCATCTATTTCTCCCTTACGGTCAACATTTCTTTTTCTTGTTGAAAGAAGATCTATGTAATCTATAATGATCAAATCTGGTTCAATTCCTAGATCTCTTACTTTTTGGATATGTGATTCTATGGTAGAAATTGTTGTTTTTCCCATAGGAAACTCACGAATAATCAATTCACCTGGTAGATTTGCAGTGGAAATTTCAACATCTCCTTTATGTTTTTCTAGTTGATCAACTGGTGTGCCAGTGAAAAATGCATCATATCGTCTTCCGGTATAGGCTTCACTTAACTCTAATGTATAATGTATAACATTATAGCCCATTTGAACAGCAAATCCACCCAAAGCAACTAATGTCCATGATTTGCCTCCTCCAGGATTACCAAATATTAAACCTAAATCGCCATTACCTAAACCACCTTGAACTAACTCATTTATCTCAGACCAAGGTGTAGGTACAATTTTTCTATGATCTTCACGGTATCGCGATTCAACATCTCGTTTATATTCGTGTCCAATATTCTTGTCTTGACCTGCTTTCATAGCTGATTCAATCATGTACTTAATTGAATCGTAATCGCCTGCTTTAAGTAAATCAACACTATTTAATAGTGCTTTTTTAAGTTGTTGGTTTTTGCAAAATGTAGAAAATTCTTCCTGTACATAAGCTAAATCATCTATATCTGCTTTATATGCTTCACGTAATTGTTCTTTAACAGAAACTTTAAGTACTTCATTATCCAACTTTTTCATTTCTACTTTTAAAATATCAAGAGAAATTGTTGTGTGGTATTTTTCGTAGTACTTTAAAATTTCATTTATAACCCATTTATGTGCGGGGTTTGAAAAATATTCATCACTTAGTACATCGTTAATGTTTTGTAAAAATTCTTTGTGTGTTAAGAGTGATGAAATAACCTTCATTTGGAAGGATGGACCATACTCGTCAATTGATTGTAACGTCATTTTTTATAACTTTTATTTAATGTAAATATAATAACTTATTATTATTTTTCCAATGGATTTTATTTCTTTTTTACCAAAATAAAACCTTCTCTATAATAATCAGACCCAAATTCTGGGATGTTTTTGAGTTGCTGTTGGATAAATGCTTTATATAGATTTGTTTTTTTACTAATATCTCCACTTCCTAGTTCTTTTTCGGTTCCTTTAATATATAAACCATCTAAAGATGGATGATCTTTAATAAAATTCTTTACAATATCTACTACTGTGGATAAAATAGTAAGTAAAGTTTTTAAATCTGTTTTAGCAAATTGTATTTCAGAACCAGATACAACATATCCAACATTAAACACATTGTCTAAATTTCTATATTTTGGAGGAAAGTAAAATTGCTTGCTTATATCATCTTCAATATGTTCAAACTCAACTGTTACTATTTCAGCATCATCATTTATATCTACCCAAAATTTATATTTAGTAGGAGATACTCTAGTCCATTCTAATGGTGGAATATTTGCTTCTCCAATTTCTTTTACAAGAATCTCATTAAGGATAGGTATAAGTAATGTTTTATAAGACGACATTTTGATATAAATATTATTTATTTTCCAAAAATCCTCTAAAAATATCACGAACCCAAAAATCTGTATTTCGAATTAAATTTCCAAGTTGATCTTCCTCACACATTTGAACAAATTCTTCAGGGTGGAATTCAAGTTGAGTATTTTCAACAAAATCGTCTACATATTCTTTGTCTTTATCTGACATCATTGGGTTGGATAGATCCATAATTCTATATTTATTTTCTAAACCTTCTATGTCATGTAATATTCTTGCGTACACAACGTGTTCTTTTAGTTTAGCTTCTGCAATATCTAATAGGTCATCAAATGATAGATTTTGATTTGCAAGTTCAGGGAACAATTTAAATAATTTTTTAGCACCTAAACCTTTTACCCCAGTTATACCATCTGAATTATCACCCATTAATAATTTGTAAAGGAGAAAATTATTGGGTAATACATTAAATTTTTCTTTTACTGTAGATGTTGTATAATATTCTTTTTCAATTGGGCGATACACAATTACTTTTTCTGTAATTAATTGGAGGTAATCTTTATCGCTTGAAACTATGAATACTCTGTCTTCTGGTTTAGTAGGTAGTGTGGCGCTTAAATATGCTATAATGTCATCTGCTTCTACTCTACTTAATGATATTGTTTTAACAGGTAGTGTTTTTAAATATTGAATAATACGAATAATTTGATCTACTTTAGAATCATCTTCCTCTTCCAAATTATCAAACAATTCATGTTTTGTAACTCGAGTTACATTCCTTGCTGATTTATATTCAGGTATAATATTTTTTCTATTATTTGAGGAACCAGGTCCATCAAACACAACATAAACTTGAGTTGGTTGAATTGTACGAATTAAAGCACCCAGTGAGCGAAAAAATCCTCCTAAACCCCCTATATGGATCCCATTTGAATTTACAGTGTTTATAGCACTAAAATTTCTAAAAAATAAGTTAAGTCCATCTATTAATAAGTAGCGTTCAGATTGTGGCAATTCTTCTCCTTGTTCTTGTATGTTGTTAAGGAGGTCTAAGAGGTCTTTCTTCATGTATTAATCTTCGTTTTCAAATAAATCAGCAGTTGCTACTTTTTCATCCCATTCACTATTGTCTTCTTGTACTGTGTAGTTACCTTGTCCTAAAATATCTACCCATTCATATGAATGTTCATCTTTATATTTTTTAACAGCATTCGGGTCATCTTTAATGAAACCATGTACTGTTGAAATTATAGTTCCTTTAGTAGTTATACCATTGATATGATTTTTATCGCAAGCAATTTTTGTACGTAATGCAAATTCAACCTTTTTCTTGTCTTTAGTAGCTTCAATCTTAGATGTACCAGCATTTGTAACATTTCCAAATGTTAAACAAAGTGAAACATCATAATAAAATGTATCTCCACCTTTATTTGTCATTCTAGGTTGTGACATTGGTGTTAAGGCAGGGGCAACACCTACTTTGTTTACAATAAACAAGGAATTCGTGTATTTTGAGCTTTCCTTACGAGACATCACAATCTGCTGGTTAATAAAATTACCGAATTGGGTTGCAATAGCTCCTGCATTCCACATTGGATTATTTTTACCTTGTTCAATTGACATTTGACATGGAATTGAACCAACTGAATCCCATATAAATAAAAGGTCATATGGTAGGTTACCTTTTTTCTGTTCGGTTAATAAATCAATAATGAATTCTGCAATATCTTCAATTGAATTAAGGGTACTTCTATCTCTATAAATAAAAAAACCAGTTTGATCTACTATTTCACCTGTTTCTTCATCAACTACATCCTCAATTTGGAAACCCATTTTTTTCCAGTGTTCCCAATCGTGTTTCATTTCAGTAATAATTAAAACAGGTAATACTCCCATTTTTTGAGCATTAACTGCTATTTCAATGGTCATAGTGGATTTACCAGTGTTTGATTTACCACGAACCATAGAATTATGACCCATAGGGATACCAGGAATGGATAATGCTTCTTGCAAAGCGGGTGAAAATGGAATCCATCTTTGTTCTTTAAATTTAACGTTAGACGCTAAACCTTTATTTGCTTTAAATTTGTCTAAACTAAAGGCGGTTTTCAGTTCTTTGTCCGCCGCCTCTGTTAGCGATTTTCTTCCTTTAGCCATAACTTATTTTAGGTTAATTAAAATGGTGAATCTTCATCATCATCAAACAAATCATCAAATTGATCTGCTTTTGTTTTTTTAGCAGCTGGTTTAGTTGATAAACTATAGTTTGATTTTGCTGGTGCTGTTTCTTCTACTTCTTCTACTTCTAATTTACCATCAGCAGGAATAAATTCTTCTTCCTCTTCTTCTTCTGGGTTTAACCATTCTTGAAGTGCTTGTTTAATTGTATCAAACGGAAGTGGTTTATACATATCAAGTGGATTTTCTTGTTCCTCTAACCATTTTTCAATCAATTTTGAATCTTCAGATAGTGAAGATGTTTTCATTGATGGTGTAATGGTTGTTTTATTGTATTTTGTACCTGTTGATTCAGGTCCTACTGTAACTAACTTAATGTCTCTACCAGACATGATGTCTGAAAAATCACCTACTTCCTCGTCAGCGGCCATTTGTAAAAATGCCTCGTAAATTTCTTTACCAAATTCCCACAATTGAACACCTTCAGATTCCTCACCACGTACAATTACAGGAGCGTAAATACGAGTTTTAGGATCCAATTTTTTAGCCAAACGCCAGTTTTCCTTATCGTTTGTACCACGTAGTTGTTTTGCAAATTCTGCAATTGGATCTTTTTCACTCCAATTTAATGGTGAAGCGATCACTTTTTTACTACCAATACCATAGTAGAATTTCATTTCCGTAAATGGAAATTCTTTGTTGTATTTAAACGGAACAACTCTTACCGTTTGCTTACCAATAGTTGGTTTAAAGCGTTTCACATTGCTTGAATTGTTGTTAGATCCTCCATTTGAGGTCTTTTGCATTGATTCAAGTTTTTTCTTGATTGCATCTAGATTCATATAACTTAATTTATAATTTTACAACGTTTAATATAATAACCTTTATTTAAATAGCCAAACTATTTTATTTTAAACCTAATCCTCTCCATATATCATCAGGGTCCTGGTGATCAGGGTCTATAAGTTTTCTTTTAGGGAGACTAGATGAACTACCATCTGTTACTCCAGGAACAACCATCCATTGACCTTTTAAAGCAGCATCCCTAAATTTATCTGATAAATTATAATATTTTTCGTGTCTTTGGTTTGCTTCTTCTTCTGAGAATTTGTATGTGTCCCATACTAAATTTCTAAAGTTCCAATAAAAATAAGAAGATAAAATTTCTTTTTTAGTACCACTTTCTACTTCATCAACCACATCTTCAAATATACCTTGATTATTTATAAATAATTCTGGGTCTATTTGGGGGTTTAATTTGATAAGCTCAACTACTATATCATAGAATGGGTCTGATTCTTCATCTTCAGGTAATAAATCTATAATTTCAGGTGAATTTATATCTTTAGGTAGGTTTAATTTAATGTAATATATAGGAGCTTCTAAATCTTTTTTTCCTTTTGAATAATTATCTAAATATGCTTTTTCTTCAGGTGTTAATGAATCTTTACCTTGATCAGATATCTTATCTAAAATACGATTTAACGTGGTTTCATCTTCTAAAAGCTGTTTATATTTACTTTCAGTAATTACACCAGCTAAAAACTGCATTCGTAATTTTTCTTTCATAGTTCAACTATTTTGAATATTTTTGTATTCAATTGCTTAATCTCATTATGTTGAGTTAACAATATACAATTTCTATAGTGTACCCAGTTTACTGGGTATCTTGTATCAACTACTCCACCATTTAATCTTTTAATTAATTCGTTTAACGCGTTTATGGTGTAAAGTGTATTTGATTCTTTTTTTCTATGTACCAAAATGGTATTTTCAGGTATGTCATTTACATTCCCTTGATCCACGTTATATGTTACAACATATTCGTTGTTGGTTTTAACATGTAAAACAAACATTTTATTATACATTATGGAATACCTAGTAGATAGTTCATGAACTAATAGTTCAAGATCATCTAAAGCAGTAAAAGTACAAAATAGTCTGTTGTTCATCAATGCAAAATCTAAGACTTCATCAAAGTCATACTGATCATACATATGGTAGGGTTGTTGTAAAGTGCTATACATAACTTTTATTTTATATTATTATAATTGGTACCTTGTTTTAATTTAATTTGTAACTTTTTTTCTTTAAACACTTGTTGGATTTGCTCTATAGTATCTTTTTCATTTTTATCCACATCAAATAAAAATGAGTCAAAAACATATAGTACCAGTTTGGTATTTTTTCCTTTCAATATTTTAAATATTTCATATAATATAAGAACATTATTTGCGGTCTCCAAGTTTTGTAGTACGTAATTTAAAAGCTTTTGTGGATTCATATCCTCTAATTCACTTTTTAAAAATCTGTGATTTGAAACTGGGCATCTGGTATATCCATTACGATCAAAATGATCCCACAAATCATCTACATACGATTGTACTTTCTGGAAGAATTCTAGTTCTCTGTATTCTTTCCAAATTCCACCGTAAAGCTGCTTAAAGGTAATTTCTTTTGCTTTGGCATAATCCACTCCGTACATTTGAGCAAAACTACTGTGAACATCCACATCACCGAAATCATAGTCACAGAGATTAGCCAAAAGGGTAGGATGAAAAGCACTAATATCCATTTCAATAAAAAAGTCGTTACGCGGGACAAAACACTCTCTTTCTCCATTGTCTTTATTTAAAGTTGAAAAATTAATTCCCCCAAACGTGTTTGAAGGTCTTGTTGTTAATGTATTTAAATTATATTGCGTGTATATAAATTCGTTTACTTGCTTGTCAAAGTACTGTTCAAATAACGTTTGGTCTACTTTTATACCCGCTCGTTCTAATTGATTAAACACAAGTGCTGCTTTATTGTAAAACGGATTTACTTCTTTTGGTTCAAAATTAGCAAA